TGCCGTTGGTCTTGCCCTCAGCGATGAGGATGTCGGCGATCTTATCGGCCAGGGCCAGCAGAGTGCCGTTGACCTTGATGCCTTCCAGCTTGTTAGGCTCGCCGCCGGCAGTCACCAGGTCATTGACCTTAGTGGTCAGGCCGGCAACCTTAGCGTCAACAAGGCCGATCTCGCTCTTAGTGCGCAGCGCCAGTTTCTTGAGCTGTTCAATAGTAGTGTGCTTGGTAGTAGACATATTGCATGTCCCCCTTAAATATATTTGTTCACGGCTGTTCGCCGAAAACATCATTGAGTAGGTCATCCACTTCTTTGTCAGAAGCGGTGTTGTCGGGTGTGCTTCCGCCTGGGTCGCTCGAAGCAAAGGCGTCGTTCAGCATATCGTCGACCTCTTTATCCGAGGCCGTTCCGGAAATGCTTCTCTGGATCTCAACGATCACCTCGGTCAGCGTCTTGTTTCCAAAACCCGCCATTGATGGGTCTCCGATAATTCCCATGATCTGCTTGTAGGCTTCATCGCCCATCGGGTTTCCGGAGCCGCCTGTGCCAACGCTGATATTGGCCGGGAAGAGGATCTTGCTGGTCACATGCCAGCCAGTCGACTTCCGTTCCTCGCCCTTGACGCCATAAACGGCGATCTTCAGCGGGATACCGCCTTTCTTCAGGCATTCGCCCGGAATGTCGCACTTGTCCTCGCTCAGCACCACAGCCATGCTGACGCCGCCTGCCTCAAAGAGCGCAGTCTTTGCGAACCCGTCCCAATCCTTGCTGAAGGCGAATTCGACCGGATAAGGCGTCGCTGCGTTCTGGATCAGTGTAGTGTCCTCCACCAGCGTGGTGAAGCAGCTTTTGATCGCGATTTTCAAATCATTCGCCTCCTTCTTCGGCATTGACCGACAGTTCAAGACGCACGATGTTCACCGTGATGTCTTTGATCGGGTCGGTATCGTTCACAAATGTGATGAAGCCGGTCGTGGAGATGTCTTTCGGACGCACATTGCATTCGAGGTATTCTTCACGGCTGGCTTCATATGCATCAATGAGGTATTTGTACTTGGCAGCGGCCACAAGGCGGCTCTCCGCCACAGTGATGGAACTGTTCGACCATCCGGAGGCCGGCAGCACCAGATCGAAATGGATGCCGAGCACATCGCCCGTACCAGTTCCGTTCAGACCGTTGTAGACGGCGATGTTGTACTTGCTTCCGTCTGTCATCGTAACGGTGTAAATATCAGTCGAGCCGGGCGTATGATTGCCCTGCGTTAACTGAATGCTCTGGATACCGTTGCCGGTCGGGCCGGTTAGTTCGCAACTGATGTTGGTGTTCACATAGGTACCCTTCTCAGCGTCCCAGATCCACCAGGTACCGTTCTCCGGCTTAGGCGGCTTTCCGCTGTACTGCTGTGCGGTCGCGGCGCTCTCTGCGGCAGACTCCTTGTAAGTCTTGGCGTTTGCCTCAGAGTTCTCGGCGGACTCCCGTGCGTTCTCGGCGGCCGTTTTAGCGGTCTGCGCCTTGTCACGGGCGTCCACAGCAGCCGTTTTAGCGGCTTCGGCGTCCGTCTTCGATGCAGCAGCGGCATCTTCCGATGCTTTTGCTCCATTTTGACTGTTCGCAGCGGCATCTCTTGCAGCTTCCGCAGCAGCACGGGCCTCTTCCGCTGCGTTGCGGTCAGCAGTAGCCTGTGCACCCAGCGTCTCGGCCTCTGAGCGGATGGTTCTCACGCGCTCCTCGGCGGCCTTGACCTCTCCCTCGGCAAGCGTCGCCGCTGTCTTGGCGTCCGTGGCCTCCTGTGCCTTCTGCTTGGCGATCTCTTCCGAGTTCTTCGCCTCTGTCTCGGACGCCTTAGCACCGGCGGCAGCTTCTTTTGCGTCTGCGGCCTGCTTGTTGACATTTTCCTCAGAGGTCTTGATGCTTCCCTCGGAGAGTGCAGCCGCCGCAGCGGATTCAGAGGCGCTTGATGCCTTTTTCTCGGCATCTTCGGCGGACTTCTTGGCAGCCGCGGCATTTGCCTGTGCGGAATCCTTGGCGGTGGAGGCAAACTCCATCGCGCTGCTGGACTCAGTGTTCATCGCCGTCAAAGCATCATGGATGGAGCCGCGAACCTCTTCGCCATAAATGGCGCTGAGGATTTTTTTCAGAAAGCTGCTGATATCAGCCATCTAAATCACTCCTTCCTTAGTCCTCCAGCATCCAGTCGAGCAGCAGGATCTCCTCGCCGCTCAGACAGCCGATCGTATCTTCATACTTGGCGGTCATCAGCTCGACCTCATGCTCCATCTCGTTGAACGGGGCAAGCTCGTCGCAGAAGGCCTTAAAATTAGGAGAGCCCACCTTGATGGAAATGGTTCCGGTCTCGTTGCCACTTTCATCCTTGTCGGGCTCTCCGTATTTGTTGATGAGGTCGTGTTTGAATGCTTCATACTCGGTCAAAGCAGTAGAAAGCATCCGGAAGTTCCTCGCGGCGATATAGCCGATCTTGTTGCGGAGCTGAAGAAGCGGCCGCAGGTTCTGGACCATCACGACCATTTCTGAATTTTTAAGCTGTTTCTTCAACATTATCCCTCCTTTTGCTGAAGCAGTTCTTCGACCATTTGATAGAGTTTCTGGATCATGTGCGTATTGAGCGCAATAAGTTCGCCGTATCGGATGCTGTAACGGTAGTCCGTGATGCCATCCGAAAGGATCTCTTTGACAGGATCTTTGACAAGTGCCGCAAGTTGATCTGATGTCAGTCCGGTGTCAAGCATTGCCTGTTCTACATCCTGGGCGATAAAGCCGAAATGTTTCCTCCCGGAAGCACCTTTGTTGTACTTGAAGGTGGATGGCTTCAGCGCCAGGAAGAACGCCTCATAAGAGGCAAGATCATAGTCGATGCTGTTCTTGATCCTTAAGTCTGAACCGTAACTTGGCTCTTCACTCATGGTGATGCCGCTGGAAACAACAAGGTCTGCTCCGGAACCGGAGATACGGGCGCCAGCATTGGTAACAATAATATAAGGCTCCCAACCAGGACCGTTAGAACCATACATCATCGCACCGTAGGTCGTATGCTGACCATCAGAGCCATGCCCTTTGCAGAATCCACCATAATCACACGACAGGTCGATGTAATCGGCATTGATGGTGCCGGAGCGAATATAATCGGCATTGATGTAAAGTCGTCCGCTGTACGAGTCGCTGAAAATACCGAACTTCGTACCACCGGAGGTGAGCACATCAAATACATTCTGGTCAGTGCACCGATCCTGATAGGCCTTGTTTGCTCTCGACCATGCAGCAGAAGCCTCATCGTAAGCGTCGTCTGCCGCGCTCTTTGCAGTGGCCGCGTTTGCATTCGCCGTGCTTGCCAGCGAGTAGGCGGGGTTGGAGGTGAGGTTCTGGTTCGTCACGGACGCCCAGTTGATCGTGCTTCCGGCGGACAGCGTCACCTTACCGTCTATGGTAACGGAACCGCTGGAATCAACAGCAAAGGTCGTGCGGACGCCGTTGGTAACAGTAAGTCCGTAGACGCTCAGGTATTTGGACTTGAATCGCTCATCGTCCATCATGCTGTTGCCCGCTCTGTCAAGGAAGTCAGAAGCCTGAACCACCCCTTTGAAGTTTCCGTCCACACCGACAAGCGTACCGCTAAAGGTGCCTTTCGCCGCAGCCAGAGTGCCCGCAAAGGTGCCTCGGCGTGCAGTCAGGTTGCCTTCCTCGTCAACGGTGAAGTTTCCGCCTCCAATGTCGATGGAACCTTTCTTCATCGTCAGCTTGCCGGTCTCGAAGTCAAGTGAGAAGTTTCCGCCGTAATCTTTCAGCGTACCGGCGCGGATCACATCGGCATTGAGAACACCGGTCGTGATATAGTCCGCCACAATAGAACCATCCATTGTGATGGCAAGCCCAAAGGTCTTTCCATAATCCTTGGAGTAGCCAAGACCGTTCATGTTCCATTTCCAGAGCTTGTCGGCTTTGGTATAGTCGCGGATATTGGAAATATAAAGCGTGTCAGAACCGTATTCGTCCCGTGTGATCGTGATGTAGCCGGTCGTGGCCGCTGTCATGATCTGCGTGGCGTTTTCTTTTGCATCTTTCAGGATGTTGTGTGCCTTAGGGAGACCCTCGATTTTCTCAAGGATAGCGGCGCTGATCTGGTTGTTCACACTGGTAAGGCTTGTCTGCACCGTGTCGCCGAGCGTAAACTTGGTATTCTCCGGGCTGTCCAAAGGGATCTCCAGCTTCGTGACAGGAAATACACGATCAAGGCCATGCGGCCGCGAGATCACGCGGATCTCGTCCAGCAGCTTCACTGCCTCCACATTCGCGTTGAGATAGTGGAGGTCAAGGGCACTCACTTCCAGTTCCATGTTGTCGAACTGCAAGTCGGCAAGATATGCCTTCGCCTTTTCCAGCAGCGCTTCAGGATCAGAAACGCTGTCCCATGTCACTGTTTTCTCGATCCAGCCATAGGTTTTCACAGCCTCGGAGGACTGGACATAAAGGCTGCCCTCATTCACGCTCTCCACGGTCAGATAGGCGTCCAATGCCTCGATCTTACTCTTGTCAAGCCTGTTGCCAAGCGGAACGATGACCGTTGCAAACTCCGTCATATCCCATCCCTTGGTGTGTTCAATGAGGTTAGAGCCGAACTGGATCGTCTGGCTGCAAGTGTCTGGGTAATCCGCCAAATAGTCGAGATAGCGGATGCCGTCTTCCTTACGCACCCGCAGATGACCGCCGTACTGCGCCACCAACGCATTCAAGATCGTGATGGTCTTTTCATAGTTGGTGTAATAAGTCGGAAAATCTTCATCCACCACAGTAACAATGCCGATGGTGAACTTCCGGTTGTCTCCGACCTTTGCGTTGTGAATGGCGATCATCGCCTCAAGGTACTCACGGATCGTCCCTCCGGCGTACTCCGCAGGCGGCTGTGTGCTGTCGTTGAAGAATGCAAGCTCGCCCTCGCAAGTAAGCACCCGGTTTCGGTAAAAGTCCTCGTTTTCAGAGAGAACGCGACCCGCCCAGATCTCTTTTCCGTCCTTGTGGACGGCAATGTCGGTCACCATACGGACGATGGTGCTGTATCCAAGATTGGAGGGCGGAACCGTCATCACGAAGGAACCGGCTGCATTGTCCTCCAGTGTCAGCTTGGGGCTTGCAAGCTTCATGTTGTCCAATGCGAAGGCATCATTGTAGATGCAGACACCATCGGCATAAACAGAATACATCGCTTACAACCTCCCTTGTCTGAAATCAACGGACACGGTCCCCGTTCCCTCATCGACCCAAAGATAGATCGTTCCGCCGTAGTCGCCAAACAGAATAAACTCAGGGATCTGAATGGTTCCCTCCGGCAAAAGCTTTGTTAGGTCGATGCTGAGCTGACGGTTGACAAATCGGACATGAACGCCGCGCCCTTCACTGCTTTGCACAATGAATCTGGGGCATACCGGAGCCCGTCCGTACATCACAGCATCCAGCTCGATCTCCTTCATCTCAGTCGTCACCGCAATGTTGCGGAACAAAGCTGCCTGAATAACTCCATTTTGAAAGTTGAACGGGTCCCACAGCCAGTTGTCGATGGAGGAAAGGTTTTTCCACTTGTACGGGCCGACATCGTAGTCGATGACGAGCCGCGACCAGTCCTTTTCCGACTTCCAGGCGTTCACTGTGAAGCGCCCTTCGTAGAAATATTCAGGATCGTCCTCAAGGATCGCTCGCATGGTCTGTCCGTGCAGATAGTCCATGATGTCCGAGTACGCCATGTGCCATGGTTTGAAGTCATTCATGACGATAAACTCGATAGACCCTGTCCGGTTCTGATACACCGGATACCCGGTGAGGGCTTGCGACAGATCAATGACGCCGTCCCCACCGGGAATGTCCAGAGTCTTTACCTTTTGCGCAGGTGGATTGAATAGCGGACGGGAAGCGGGGACAAGCCGCCAATCGTCCCATGTGTTCTTATCGCCAAATGTGATCGAATGGTACAACTTAAATCCCCCTTCCTCTTTGTGTAGACCGCTGTCCGAGTGCCACATCCATCGGTTCAGCAAGTTCGCCGACGAGCGCACCGGTGTTCAGCACAACACGCAGCTTCTCCATGCGTTCCAGCATCGAAGCCATCTCACCTCGAAGCGTGCGGAGTTCAGCCACAACATCATCATTGTCGACGGAAATGGTTGTCTGGCTGCTTCCGCCGCGCTGTGCCTCAAATGCAACGGCAGCCTGCCCGACAAGGCCGACCGCTCGCTGCGAATAGAATAGGTTGTTCAAGGCGTCTGCTCCGGCCGATACGGCGGAGAGATCCAGAACAGGACGGATCACCGGCTCCATATCGAACCCGCCGCTCACAATGTCGGCAATGGTCTGGAGCACACCAGAAAGACCGCCCTCGGCCGACTCCGCCATCTCAGAACCGGCCGCATAAGATCGGTCAACATAGTCCTGAAGACCTTTCACGAAACCAAGACCGGTGTAGTTACCGATCTCACGGAACACCCTCGATGGAGAGTTGATGTCCAGTGTCGACTTCGCCGCCTGTACGCCTGCAAGAGCCAGTTGCGTGATCTCGTCAACAAAGCTGGACTTCTCAGACTGAACGCCTTCAGTAAGCCCCTTGACGATCTGCTTGCCGGTCTCATCCCAACCAGCTTCCGTCAAGACCTTCTGCGCCGTGTCGGCCATCTCCTGAAGCTCATCCTCAGTATTGTTCTTGATAAGACCAACCTTTTCCTCAAAGCTTCTGCGGAGCTGTTCCAACTGAGCGTTGGCATCTTCCGTAACCTGGTTCATCTTCTCCTGCCAGAGAACACGATACTCGGTAAGCTCCCGATCGGCCTCCTCGCGGAGTTTTGCAATATTCTGCTGGGTCTCTTCACGCAGCCCCTCTAATTCGCCGACCGCCTGCTCGCGAGCCATTGCGTGCTTGACCTTCCAGAGGTCAGCATACTTCTCAAGCTCGGAGTCGCTCATGTTGTTCAGCGCCTTGATCTGGGCGATCGCGTCAGGACCCATATCCTGAAGTTCTTCAAGGAGGTCGCTGTCAAGTCCTCTGCCGGCAAGAGACTCTAAAATATCCTGCCATTCGCCAAATTCCTTGACCTGACCCTCAAGATTCTTCATCAGGGTGTCGCCGCTGACCTCATCACGCTCCTTCACAGCGTCAAAGAGGCCATAGGACTTATAGAGGGAATCCTCGCGGGATTTCAGAGCATTCTCGTACTTGTCGTTCTCAGCCTGAATATCGCTCGCCAGTTGCGCGTTGATCGACTTTACCTTATCGGCGTACTCTTCCTCCAGGTCGAGCCGCTTCTGGTTCGCCTCGCTCTGCACAGACTGCACATCAGAAATATACTGTTTCTGCGCGTCGCTGATCTCTTTCTCCAACTG